AGGTGCTGGAACAGGGTGCGTCGGCCGTCGCGCATGGTGACAGGGATGCAGGTGGCGCCGCAGCGCGGGCACATGGTGCGGACAGGGGCGGGGGTGGTCATGTGGGGTCCGGGGTGGTGGGTTCGGTGGCGGTGGAGTTGGTCAGGATCCAGACGATGGGATCGATGCCGCGCCGACGCGCAGCCACAAGGCAATCCTCCACAGCCGCGTCAATGTTGCGGCGCTGAAGGGATTTCACCGATCCCTGCGCCGTTCTCAGTCGAAGGTCAAACCGGTAGCCGACATCCGTGACCTCGATAGCGAAGATCCCGGACTCGGTATCAATGACCGTGAAGTAGAACCGGCGGTTGCGCACTTGGTCAAGGATGATGCCCTTGATCCGGGGAAGGTCGATGGTTGCGATTCGGTTGCTGTAAGTGGGGTTCGGCATGGTCGCTCGGTTGGTTGCGGGGCAGTCCCCAACGTCTAGCGCATCATGGGGACGGGCGCAAGTCCCAAAGTGAGACAAAAAGCGAGCGGTTGAATCTGCTGGGCAGGGGTAGGGCACCCCTCCGATCTCGCTCGGCCTAGAACGGTGCGCTCTGTAGGTGGGTCGTCTGAGTGCCTGCCCTACTGCGTTTTTGCCTCTAGGGCAGGCTCTGAACCGCACGGCTCTAAGTTGATATGTATGTTTATTCTATTCTTTAGTTTTTGTTATTAGCCTGTTCCTTTCGCGGGTGCGCGCTCGCGCTCGCATGTGTGTACGCACACGCGGTATATATACACGCGCGCGCGAGCGCACACGCAGGCGCATACACGTACATGCGCACATGCGCTACGAGGCTATAATCCTTCGAGCAGATGCTCGTTTTCTGTTTTGAACCCTGTCTGAGCCGCACGGCTCTAAGGTAAAGAGGCGCCCTATGGTCAAAATCGAGGTAGGGCGCACCCCTTTCTAGGCCGCACAACGTCTACGTGGATCGGTGCCCTAGTGGTGCCCAGCGTATTCAATTGGCCCCTTGAGCACCCCTCGCACACCCTGTTGACATCGCCGCGGTACGTGCTAATGTACCACCCATGAACACGCTCACGAACATTGACGCACGAATTGAAGCGCTCCGGCGGCACCAGGAGGTTGCAACCGCTCGGGCGCAGTGGCTTGAATCGACCATGCACGCCCGCGGGCTGTCCCGGCGACAGGTGACGGAGCTGACGGGGGTGCCTTACGAGTGCGTCAAGAAGTACCTGCAGAGGCAACGCGCGGTGTCGGACGATGCCTGGGGGCGGTTGCAGGGGTTGGTGAATCCATGAGCGGCATAACAGGCGCGCGCGTTGGTGCGTCCAATATTCAGTGGCTTCCTGTCGCCAAGCTCATCCCCTACGCCCGCAACGCTCGCACGCATACCGACGCCCAGGTCGCGCAGATCGCCGCGTCCATTCGCGAGTTCGGATTCAATAACCCCGTTCTCGTGGATGCAGACGGCGGCATCATCGCCGGCCATGGTCGCGTGATGGCTGCCCGCAAGCTCGCCATGGCCGACGTCCCGACCATCACCCTACCGCACCTGAGCGACACGCATAAGCGGGCGTTTATTCTCGCCGACAACCGCATCGCGCTCAATGCCGGGTGGGATGACGACTTGCTGGCAATTGAATTGACGGAATTGAATATTGACGGGTTTTCGTTGGATATTCTGGGGTTTACTCAGGAGGAAATTGACGCGCTTTTATCTCCAGAAGTAACCATCGGCGACGGCGATCCCGATGATGCGCCGCCCCTCCCGGACGCAGCGACAACGCGCGCGGGGGACGTGTGGGTCTGTGGCGATCATCGGCTGATGTGCGGCGATGCGCTGGACACGCACGCGGTCGTCACGGTGCTCGGCTGCAACCCGTCGGCGTGCGTCACCATCTTGGATCCCCCCTATGAAATGGCACCGGTGGTCTGGCGCCGATTCATGACCGACCCGTGCATCTTCTTTGGCCCCGGCAAGGCACTGTCTGTCATCCCGCCGGAGCTGTACCGATTCGAGCGCGTGATTGCCAAGGCGTACCGGCATCGGAGCGCTACGGTCCAGATTGACCACCGGCACGCATTCATTGTGCAGGTCGGCAGCGTCAAGACACTCCCTGCCAATACCATGACTTTCCCGAGCATCGTTGAGCAGGAGCGCGGCACAGACACGGAGCACCAGCACCAGAAGCCGGCCACGCTGCTCGCCGAGCATCTGCAACACTGGACTCCGACTGGACTTCACGTGTTCGATCCGTTCTGCGGGTCCGGCTCATCCTTGGTTGCATCGGAGATCGCCGGCCGGCGATGCTACGCTGTGGAGCTTGACCCTCGGTTCTGCGACGTCGCCGTCACCCGCTGGCAGACCTTCACCGGCAAGGTCGCCACACGCGAGAGCGACGGCCAACCGTTCACCCCTTCACAGGCATCCAATGACCCGGATCAATGAAGGCAAGACCGAACTGTTCGAGCGCGACCGCAAGATCATCGCGCTCGCCCGCGCCGGCCACACCTACCGGGACATCGCCCGCGCGCTCGGCACTCACTTCGACGTCGTGGCGAAGGTCATCACCGCGTACCACAACGAACTGCGGGAGCAGGGCAACGAGGACGCAAAGAAGGCCCTCGCTGCATCGCTGGCACGCATTGACCACGCCCTGACGAAGCTGTGGCCGGACATCGACAAGGGCGACCCGAAGGCCATCGAGACAATGATCAAGCTGGAAGCCCGTCGCGCGCGGATGCTCGGCCTGGACGCGCCGGAGAAGTCTGACGTGACGATCACCACGCCGATGCGCCTGGTCTTCGGCGATGACGAATGAGCCCGCTCACGAGCTGGTCCTCAACCGGCCCCTGCCCGCGCAGCGCCAGTTCCTGTCCAGCTCGGCGAAGATCCGCCTGTACATCGGCGGGCTCGGCGCGGGTAAGACGATCTCCGGCACCTTCGCGATCGCCGGGATGCCGGCCGGAAGTCGCGGGCTGATCGTCGCGCCGACGTACCCGATGTTGCGTGACATCGTGTGCAAGGAGCTCGAATCGGTCTACGGGCCGCTCGTGCGCATCAAGCGCGCCGATATGGTCGCTGAGTGGCCGGCGTCGGGCATCACCGCCCTGTTGCGGAGCGCGGAGAAGCCCGACCGGTTGCGCGGCCCCAACATTGACTGGGCATGGGGGGATGAGGCGGCGATGTACTCGGCCGCGGCAGTGACGCAGATCATCAGCCGCGTGCGACAGGGCGAATCCCGGTCATGGTTCACGACCACGCCGCGCAAGGGCTGCGCGCTCTACGACATCCTCATCGCCAGTGAAGACCCGGACGTTGCGCAGTTCCGGTCCCGCACTGCCGACAACCGGCACCTGCCACCGGACTACGAACCGCGCCTTCGCCGCATCTACAGCGCCGCCCTTGCTGCTCAGGAATTGGACGCCGAGTGGATCGATGTCACCGGCGGACTGTGGCAGGATGTCGAGATTCCGCGCATTGAACGCTACCGACAGGAAGACGTGATCCGATGGGTGATCGGCGTTGACCCGGCCGCAACCGCTCGCGACGACTCCGACGAAACCGGCATCATCCTCGCTGCCCTGCACCGCAACCGCGACGACGGGAGCGAGTTCGTTGTCGTGCACCACGACTGGTCCGGCCGCTACAGCCCGGGGCGATGGGCTGAGATCGTCTGCGACTACGCCCGGCGCTACAAGGCGACGGTGGTGATCGAAGTCAATCAGGGCGGCGATATGGTCGCCCACACGCTCCGCACGGCGTGGGCAGAAGTGCCGATCCAAGAGGTCCGCGCCACGACTGGCAAGGCCCTGCGTGCCGACCCCGTGGTCGCGATGTACGAACAGGGCCGGGTCCGGCACCTTGGCGAGTTCCCCAAGCTCGAGACGCAGATGCGCGGCTGGGATCCGTCCGGCTCGCGTTCGTCGCCGGATAGGCTGGATGCGCTGGTCTGGGCAGTCTACGGGCTGGGCATCACGGCGCAGGAGCCGTCTGCCCACGTCCGCGTCCACGGCACCCCCCTGCACCGCCAAACCCCGCAAACCGCCGTCCGCACCGGCCGAGACTGGCGCTAGACCCCGGTCGTCACCCGTTCCACGACCGCGAACTCATCATCCGCGACCGCCTCCCACGCGTCCATCAGGTGCTCCCACTGATCCCAGGGGATCTGCCGCTCCCCGCGATCCTCGTTCACCAACCGCAGCCACTCCCGCGGCGCCGTCACTTCCACGCACTCGACCACGGCGCCCATATCCTCGATCTGCTGGCGCAGCGTCGCGCGGGACGACGCCGACAGGGCACACGTGACGTACACCGCGTCGCCGTCCAGCAGCGCGTCTGCCAGCGCCTCCAACGATTCCGCGCGCCCCTCGGGCCGGTACCCCTCGGGTGTGATCACGAACGCATCCCGGTCAACGACCGTCCCCGGCTCCGTCAGAGCTCGCGTGCTCTTTCCTGCACCCGGCGGCCCCACGTACAGCCGCACCGTGCGCGGCTCC